ACAAGTGATGCTGCAATCATGGTGTCATAAATGTTTCCATTTATTTTTATTCCCATTTTTCTAATCCAACACACATCGTACATTGCGTTATGAAAAACTTTGTCTGAAGTAGATTCACAAATGTCTGTAAACCATTGAATTACCTTACTTTTTTCGAGGTTACCACCACCCTCGTGATCGAACGGAAAGTATCCTGAGTAGCCATCAACAGCTACAGCGATACCTACAACTTTACCTTTCCCAACGACAGAACCTGATCCCATTGATTTTAAATCTGGATCATATGTTTCTAAATCTATTGCAATTGTATCTGCTTGTCTTAAGTCTGGAAATTCATCAGGCTTAACCCATTCGGTTTGTGCTTCAAACATCATTTATTTATCCCCCAGGAGTTAGTTGTTGGTTTAGTTTCTTTTTTAATTTCTTTAGTAGGGTAATCTCTTTCAATAATCATTTCTATAAAGTGAATTGCTTTTTCTAAATCTTGTTTTTTTCCTTTCAATCTGTGTCTCAAGATATATTTTATAGCACACCCTTCTGGGTAGAGCAACTCATTTTCAATTACAAATTTACTTGGCTGAATTTTAAAATTTTGATAATGTGATCCGCCAATTTGTTTATCATATGGATTTTTCATATTTTAAATTCTTTTCCTTTATTGTTTGATTTTATTAAATATAAATTTTGCTTAGTTCGAGTAACTCCTACATACCATACACGATATTCCTCATCTTGTTTATCTTGAGATTTTTTAGCCCCTTTGATAGTATTTGCCGTTTGATTTAAAAATAAAACTACATTAGTAGCTTCACCACCTTTTGCTCCATGAATTGTTGAAACTTTTATTCTTGGATCTTTACTTAAGTCTTCCCCATTAACTAACATAGCTTGCATATATTCTTTTTTTGTAAGAGGTACATTTTTAAAAGCTTCGTACCATGTAAGATTAGCATTGAGATTAGTTTCTCCTGTCAATTCTTCAAGTCTTTGTCTTTTTATATCAGGAGGGTTTAATCCTTGAACAAATTCATTCCACGTTTTAATATCCTCAGCTAAAGTTTTTCCTATACTGTTTCCTTGGTGAGTATTAAAAAATAAACCTTGTCTTTTTAAAAAAGGCAGTATGGGTTGTAATAAAGAATTAGTTCTAGCTAAGATTAGCCAGTCTCCTTGCGTAAGATCTATATCACTTAATTTAAAACGTTCTATGATTTCACCTTTTTCATCTCTTGGCAGATAATCTTTTTGAAGTCTATGGACTCCCACCCGAGTTATTATATCTAAAGCTTTTATCTGTACATTAATAGGAACTCTTCGAGATTTAGTTAATCTAATATCATTACCTTTAAAATTAATAAAAGACTTAACATCTGCACCAGCCCATCCAAAAATAGCTTGATCATCATCTCCGGCTACCCATACATGGGGTTTAAATTTTTCTTCGCTGTTCTTTATAATAACATCAAGCATTTTCCATTGTAATTTAGAAAGATCCTGCGCTTCATCCACTATAATAACTTTAAAAGCTTTAGTATTTTCTGCCTTTAAAAATTTTTCAATCATATCATTATAGTCAATAAGACCGTATGTTTGTTTATAGTTATCTATTTCTGCAGCGATTGCGTCTAATTTAAATCTTTCAATCCATGTCAAATGTTCGTTCTTATCAAATTGTTCGAGAGGAGTTATTTGTTGTAGTCGAGCTAAATTAATAAGACTCAAGTATTCACTATCAGATGTAAAAATTCCATTCCATTGATTCTTTTCATGAGAAGCATACTTGATTTGAATTCCACATGTCTCCCCAATCTTTTGATAGTGGGCCTCTTGCATTACGTTTTCTTCTTTTAACCCTAGTTGATTAAATGCAAACGAGTGAAGAGTTTGAAAATATTTAATATCTTTTTTTGTCAGTTCTGTATTTGCTTTTAAGAATCTATCTCTAGCTTCTCCGGCAGCTTTTCTTGTAAAAGCAAAGTATCCAATATCATCTAAAGCAATTCCTTTATCTCTATATTGTTGTACTGTTTCGAGTAGACTTCTGGTTTTACCTGTACCTGGTGGACCTATTACTCTATATTTTTTCATTAGTAGTTATTCTCTTTTCTCTCCACAGGTTTATAAGCTATTTGATCCACGTGGAGCTGTGGAACACGGCAAACTTTTAATGTTTTGCCATCAACATTTAAAGAATGATTAAATTCAACTTTACAATCTTTTTCTAATTGTCGTGCAATTCTTTCTTCGGATATCTTCCAACTATTTCCTAAGTGTTCAATAAAAGATCTAAACTTAAAGAAATGAAACCCTTCTTCGGTCCAACATGCACCGTTTTTAATTTGTGTTCGTTGTTTAGCTTGGGGACCATTCACACAGTATTGATAGAGTTCATCTTTTAATCTATCTCCAATTTGAGTTCCCGCAGGTGGTTTAATAACCGTACATCCAGGTCCTCTCCACTCATTTAATTTTGCCCTATAATCTTTTGGTTTTAAGGGTTCAAAGTAAACACCTGTTTGTTCCCAAATTAAATTTAAAACTTCTTTTTGGGTAGTCATTAATTTGGTGTTTGCGACGATTACTTCTATTTTATCGTCGTTAGGCATAACAACATTAAACCTGTATTCAGGTTCGATGTACTTAATAATTTGAAAATTAGTTATACTAGGAAAGACGGAGATAGTATCAGAGGCTATCCCAAAAGGTTTTTTGTAGCAAAGGCTACGCATACATTTATCTTTAATAGGTTCTTCATAGCATGTGTGTCCTGCTGTCTCTCCTTTCCAGGCTTTTATTTTAGTATCTAATTTAGCTTTGTCCCATGGGGTTTCTAAATAGTTATAGTTTGCTTTTGATACCTGATCAGGCCATTGTTCTTTATATTTCTTTTTAGCAAAAACCATATAATTATACATAAATCTATCTCTTCCATCGTCTAATTTATGTTTAGAACATAGAGCTAGACAAGGAGGTCCATCTGAAAATTCGGGATCGGTGCCCAGTAAAATATTATGATGTGTTTGTTCAACAAGTGTATCTAATTCTTCTTTACTAATTTTAGATCCTTGTGCAACTTTAAGAAATTGTTGAATATCTAGTTTAGAATTATTCTTATCTAATGCGTAACGATTAGTGTCCCCATTATTATAGTAGGGTAGGTTAATAAAGTTTCCTGGTTTAATGTCTCCTTTTTCATCTTCTTTTAGTTCTTTCTGCTTAGGAAAAATTTCTGTGGTAGGTTTTAATCCTAATGGGAGCAGAAAAGCTTTTAAACCATCGATTAAATCGATAGCGGGTATCGGTTCTTTTAAAAACAAATAACAATGTAGTCCTCCGCTTTTAGATAATATAGGTACTAAGGGTAATTTAAATTGTTGAAATAGTCCTAGATATTTTTCTATTTTAAATTCCCCGTAATTAGGTGGATCAATATCAATACATCCGAACTGTGCGGTTTTATTTAGTCTGCATGGTTGAATACCAATTGAAATTTTACCAAGTAAATGATCTTTGTAGTCGGCTATTGTAAGGGGACGACCAGCCCATTCATAATTAGGTTTAATTTTATTTTTATCTGAGTCAATTGAAGTTCGTGACATATCAGCTATGCCAAAATCTCCCTGATAACCAGTAAATAGTTCTATAAATTCATTTTCCATAATGATCCCGGGTCGGGGCAGTTCCACTCTCGCTTCGCTGCCCCTATCCTCGTTAGAGGAATCTAATAATTAGATTCTTCTTGTGCGTCAGCTGCAGCGTTACTTTTCTTTAAAGAATTATGGAATTCTTTCGCCATTTGATATAGCGATGCATTATCCACTTTCCTTGCCAAAGATACTCTGTATCCGTGCCAAGTAAAACTACCTGTGTTTTCAACAGACTTTAAATTATAAATTCTAGAAAACATCGGTGCTGGTACATTTTTATTTGTTTTAGGATCAGTTTCAAATTGATCTTGCATCAATGAGTTCCAGCCTCTACTCACTTTTAACTGAGTAGATTTCATAGCCATTAAAGCTTTTTCTGGTTTTTCTCCATTGATGATAACAAAATGATTAGCTGTTTTGATAATTTCATTACCATTATCTAAACAATCTTTTCCTGAAGAGTTCTTTTTAGTTTTAGCTAAAATTTCTGGACCTCTATCAGGGCTAATTGGTCTACCTTCCTTACGTTCGAAAGGTGCCCACTCTGGAAATGTTAACTTGTAGAAAACAGGTATTACTTCAATACCTTTCTCACCATTATACAGTTTTTTTGTAACCGTATTATAAAACATTCCAGCTTCTGCTCCTTCAACATAGTTCGCATGTTTCTTTTTAGTTTCATCCGAACTTGTTTGTAATAACTTAAGAAATGGTAAAGCCATATCGTCTTTATCTATATTCTCAAGTCCAGCTCCAGCGTCTTGAACGAAATTCATTTCCGCTGGTAAGTTACCTTCTTTTTTGACCGTTAGGTCGCTTGTCTCTTGTGACATGTTATTTGCTCCTTGTTATTTTTGTTTTGTTTCCCTTAAACAGATTAAAATGTTCAGAAGGCAAGTCTTGCTTTGCTTCAACTCGCTCCCTGTACAGTGCTTTGAGAGTCATTGGTTCTACCTTCAACTTTTGTGTAGGTTGATACCCATTATTCTCAGCAAGGCTAGCGTAATCGTTCGCCTTGTTATCTTCGCCACGACCAAAGGAAACAGTAATCTCATTTTTAATAAGATCACCCAGGTCATTATCTCGAAGCCATTTAAAAGCGCCCTCCCTATTTGCAACAGGGATAGTTGCGCTATAAACTTCTTTAACTTCTATGGCAGAACCATCTTGAAGTTTAAGAGTTTTTAGTTTCATTTGTTCCATTATTTCAGGAATCACTTCTGCAGAAATTTTATCAGCTCTTTCTTTTTTCATTTTTAAAGTTGCCTCTGCAGCCTCAATTTCGTTTTCTAAACGTTGAAGATCTATTACATAGTTAGAAAGACTTCTAACATTTTCCAGTTCATCAACTTGTTGTGGAGCATCCTCCACGAACATTTTTTCTAAGTTCTCTTCTTTGAACTTTATTGTTTGTTTAATCGACATCTATTTCTCCTTTCTCGTATAAATCAAACTCAAGAGGATAATAGGTTTGCTCTTGTCTATCCCATTTTAAACTTTTGGCTCTACCATTATTTACTTTTGCAATAACAGCTCCAACCATAAAAATTATCTGTGGGTCTCCTGATAATAATAAATAATCTTTATCAGAAAAATTTTTTAAAAGTCTCTCCAGTTTATGTTTAATGGGTCCAGGACTCATTACAACTTGACTATCTTCTCTTAAAAGGACTTTAAGTTTACCGTATTTTTGAGCCCCTATAATATTAAATTTAGGTCGCCCTGCTCGGGTTCCTGGTACTTCTTGTAACACATATACTATAGGTTCTTTATCCTCAATATTTTCTTTCATTGACATTGTCTACTTTATAATATAGAGCTTGTCAATAGAAAGAAGAATAAATTATGAAATATAAATTTAAAACAAAACCCTATGCCCATCAACTAAAAGCGTTAGAGCTTTCATGGGATAAAAAAGTATTTGCCTATTTTATGGAAATGGGAACGGGTAAAACTAAAGTAGCCATTGACAATATCTCTATGCTTTATGATAAGGGTAAAATTAACGGTGCTTTAATTATAGCACCTAAAGGTGTTTATAAAAACTGGTATTCCGAAGAGCTTCCCACTCACTTAGCAAAACATGTAGAACATAGAACAGTTTTATGGCAAGCGACTATTAATAAAAAACAACAAAAGTTATTGGATACTTTGTTTGAACCGGGTGAAGATCTTCATATTCTTATTATGAATGTGGAAGCTTTTAGTACTCAAAAAGGTGTAGAATTTGCAGGAAAATTTTTAAATTGCCATAATACTTTTATGGCAATAGATGAATCTACAACCATTAAAAATCCAGGAGCTAAACGTACAAAAAATATTGTAGGGTTAGGTAAGTACGCAAAGTTTCGTAGGATAATGACAGGGTCTCCTGTTACTAAGTCCCCTTTAGATTTATATAAACAATGTGAATTTTTAGATGAATTTTTATTAGATCATTCTTCTTATTATACTTTTAGAACTCGTTACGCCATTATGCGTAAGGCTCATTTTAATGGAAGATCCGTAGAGATTGTAGTGGGCTATAAAAATCTAGGAGAGCTTTCTGATAAATTAAAACCTTTTTCTTACAGAGTATTAAAAGATGACTGTTTAGATCTACCTCCCAAAACATTTATGAAAAGGGTCATTAGTTTAAGCGCAGAACAAGATAAAGTCTATAAACAAATGAAGCAAATGGCCTTGGCTCAATTGAATGGTAAAGTTATTACTACTGCCAGTGCTTTAACTCAATTAATGAGATTACATCAGATTACTTGTGGGCATTTTAAAGCCGATGATGGCTCTACCCAGGTTGTTAAAAATAATAGGTTAACGGAATTACTAGAATTATTAGAGGAAGTAGAAGGTAAGGCTGTTATATGGGCCCATTACCAATATGATGTTCAAACAATTATAGACGCAGTTAAGAAAGAATACGGTGATGACTCGGTTGTGGATTATTATGGTAAAACCCCTAATGAAGAAAGACAAGATAATATCAAGAAATTTCAGTCCGACCCTAAGTGCCGGTTTCTTGTTGGAACCCCTTCTACGGGCGGCTACGGGATAACTTTGACGGCTGCTAGCACCATGATTTACTATTCTAACGGATATGATCTAGAGAAGCGTCAACAGTCAGAAGCAAGAATTGACCGAATTGGACAAGAAAAACCAATGACGTATATAGATATAATATGTGAAGACACAGTTGATGAAAGAATAGTTAAAGCTTTACGTAAAAAAATAAATATAGCATCAGAGATATTAGGGGAACAATTAAAAGAATGGATATAAGAAAATGTAGGATATACGTGTGGGCGCGGTGGAATTTTATTTTTTAGAAATTTCTTGAAGGCCTGCCTCGCGATTCAAAAATTTAAACTCCATTTTGCGGATTTCAAAATCGTCTTTAATTTTCCTACAGATAGTCTCAACATTTAAATCACCACAAGAATAGACATCAAACTGCATTAAGGCTGGGCTTACTTCATCCCATATATGCATTGCTATGTGGGAAGTTTCTATAATGGCAACAGCTGTGATACCTCTGTTACCTTTCATTTCACAGTACTTTACATAAGGTCCCATAAAAATTTTCATGTTGATAGCTTTAACAAAATCCAGAAACCATTCTTTTAATAGCTTCTCATCCACAGGGGGCTTTATTGCTTCTGCTCTTATAATTAAATGTTTGTGTACTAATAACCTATTTTGCATATCTGTCCGTAGACAGACCTAGTATAGGTTTATATTGAGTTTTGCCAGCACTATTTTTGATGGCCATTAAGTATTCTTTTCTATTCATATTAATATCTTTCGTATAACTGCAGTGGATCCATCCCGAGTTTGGTTCGCCTGGTGTATAGTACTCGAGTATTAATTGATCAAACATAAGATTCTCTTTGATCCAGTCGCTGACCTTATTATTATCCACGCCAAATATTTCGAAGTCCGCCGCCTGGCCTCGGCAGTGCTGCGATTTGCTTGAGCTGCCTATTTTTTGGCTTAAAATTTCGTTCCGATAGCCCGAGCTGATGGTAACTACATCGTCAAAATGGTCTCTAACGGGCTGTAGGACCCTCTCACAGAGCAATCTGAGGTTTTCTGTCTCATCTTCATTAGGATTATTATTTAACCCCATACGTTCGGCTGTTTGTGATTTAGTTAGCTCTGCCAAGCTAAAATTTTTGGAAAGTTTCATAGTTTTAGTGTGTAATTAAGGTGAATATAACGTAACCCATACCAGTTATTAAGGCTCCAACTGATACTAATAGAATACTCTCTATTCTATGTATTTGTTTCTCAATAGAATGAATCTTATCATGGGTTTGTTTCTGCATAATCCGGCATAACTTCTCATGTGAATCTATTCTTTGCAATGCGTCATCCTTAGCCATTATACCGTCACTCCTTTGTTTCTAAGCTTAATAGCTTTTTCCTCGTTGGATAGTAATGCATCCTCTACTCTTGTCAAGCCCGTTTTTTGATCAACATTAACTGGTTGAGTAGAAGCCTGTAATACCTGGTCTGATACATCTGTTGTTTTAACAGGTAGATTAGATTGTTTACCCGGAAATATTTTTATAGCTCTTTTCCATATAGGTTCTTTTTCATCACCGCTTGGTGGGAACTTTTTATCATCCTTAGGAGTAAGTGTTAATTCTTTTTCCTCTACTTCTTTGTCTTCTTCTTTTTCTCTAGGATCTTTACCTGTGATAAAATATTCTTGTAATTCAGATTCACTTAATTGAAGGGGAACTCTCATCCATTTTCTTTTAATATCATTTGCTTTTTCAACGTCATAAATATCTCTTAACTCTAATGGATTATTTTTATAAAGATCTGTATTGTTTATTCTTTTTAATATACTTGGGAAGATAGATGTATAGTCAAAAGGTGGTAGGTTAGCTGGATCAAATACTCCTTGATACATCATATTAAGAGTCCGTTTTGAAAATCCTTTTCTGTTCTTAACGTTTGCCCAAATCTCCGCGTTAGTCATTTTTAAATCATCTCTTAAAAATTTTACAAAATCATACAGTCTGCTGTACTCTCGGTATCTATTTTGTTGTAGCTCTTCAAATTTTTTAGTAAATAAATATGGATCAAGAAGAAGTTTATTAACATCTGTTGATTCTCTAATAAAATCTGTGTGTGTTGCCGTAATTCTTTTAGTAAACCCACTGATGACATATGTAATACTTCCTTTAGGATCTTGTTTCTCGAGACCAATTCCAAGAATTGTTTTAAAAAGTTTGTTGATAGTGTTAATTTCTCTGCCGCTTTTAGTCAGCTCTCCTTCACCGGCTGCTATTACTTCACCAACGTTCTTAATTGTAGTTGGCTCAAGATCTGCCCATACATGTGCATAAATCTTAGCCAAGATTTCTCCTGGAGAATCATTTCTTATATCATATACTACTGATCCTGTTTCTGTGATTCCATTTTTTCCTATTCCTCCTGTCCATGCCGCTGGAGCGATGTCCACAACTGCTTTGAAAAATAAACCTGGAGTTATAAAAGGTTCAAACAGTAAGTAGATAGACCCTGGAGTATCTTCCTCTATGTTGTAGAAGAATGCATTGTAAAATCTTTTTCCCATACTCCAGTCATCATTGACTGGGTTAAATAATTCTTTAGTCATTACTTCAAAGGCGTCTTGCATTCCTTCATAAGGGTTTTCTCTAGTCCAGTTTAAGGTCCAAAATTTAAAGTCTTTATCTGGTTTACTGACTGCAAATAAAGTTGATGTCTTATCATAGTAAGGAACAAACCATCTTTTATATTTTCCCATCCACTCTTCATCTAGATTCGTAAGAGCACTGGTAAATAAACTTAATCCTTTTTCTAGACCGTAAAAAGTAGCGGACAATCCCATCATTCTTTTAGCTCCCATTTGTCTAAGGAATGGATTACTGGAACTCATTTCTCTCATAGCATAAGTCAGAGTATTAAAAGTATTTCTAATGTTTTCTGATCTAAACGCTATGAAATTTCCAAATGGAAAACGTCTCCAGTTCTTAACTAGCGTTGGTACAATATTATAGTTGGGATAGACATCTTTAATATATTTGCCTGCAATCTCTTTTAAAGCGTCCCCATATGTTTTTTCTGTTCCATCGATTCTCAAAGGGCTCCATTTCATACCAAAAATTTCTTTCATTTGATTAGAAACTAGGTCTTTCCAGTTGTAAGGGATGGTTCTACCCTTTTCTACCACATAACCTAGACGTTTAGCGCTTTCTACACTTAATCCTCTAATGGGAATAGCTGCTAGCAATTGAGATTTTGTAAACTCATACCCGTAAGCTTTCCATACACTGTCTGAACCTTGATAAAATTCTGTAGCTTTTCTAAAGATAGGATTTTTTAATAAATATTTAAACAACTGACCCGTGTTAGCAAACCGCCCTTTAATAATATCACCTATAACTGCTTCCATTTCTCCTGCCACAATGGAACTATCTAAAATTCCAACCTCAGTCCATTCGGTTAATTTTTTTCTCATAGCCAAAGGATTAATTTTTCCTGATCCTATTACGTCCCCAAATACAAATTTCATTGCTTCCATTACACTAGCTTGTGGGCCAATATGCCCTTGCATAATTGAAAAGAACATGGCTGTTTCAAAGTTTCTAGATTGAGTCATTAAAGATAAAACGGTTTTACTTAATTGAGAAGCAGTCTTCGCGGCTAGGAATGGTTGGTACCACCACCATTGTAATACTGCATCAGAAGCCAATGCGTCAGATCTAATTGCATTAGCAATAGCTGTAGTCGTATAATAGTTTCCACCTTTATGAGCATATATTTTTGCTATATCAATATTAGAAGTTCTAGCTATTTGTGAAATAGGAACTAAAGATTTAGATACCCATTCTTGAACCCCTTCCATGGCAAATTTTTTAGGGTCGGTTACAATCCACCCTGATTTTAAACCCTCTCTTAAAATACTTTTGTGAACAAATAAATGTGATAACAGTTCAGCTTGTG